CACAGGCACAGGAAAGTCACGCGCAGCATCTGATGAATGCGGCAATGAAGCGTACTGGAAAATGGGCGGATCGAAATGGTGGGACGGTTATGAGGGTGAAACCAACGTTATTATCGACGACTATAGGTGTGACTTCTCAACCTTCAACTTCTTGTTGCGATTGTTCGATCGATACCCCATGTTACTGGAAACCAAGGGGGGAACCGTGCATTTCTGTTCGAAGAAGATATATGTAACTGCTCCACATAGACCTGAAGTTATGTGGCGTAGTAGGACTGACGAAGCAATTCAACAGTTACTAAGACGCATTGAAGTTATTAAGTTGTTTGGTGAAGAGCCGGTTGTACCAGAAATAAATGAAAATGTTAATTTTAATAAGAAATATTGATTGTTTTGTTATTTTTTTAATATTTAAATAAATAATGGCAGAAGATGATATAACTATGAGTCTTATTAGTCCTGATTCTGGATCAGGACCACAACGGACTAGTAAACGTAGTAGAGGCGGAGGCGATGATGACGGTTATGCAAATTCTATTCGTTGGTTTAAAAAAGGTGATCCACGTAATAGAGAGATTATGCGTGATTTGAAAGTTAATAATAATCGTGCTTACAAGAGAGTTTTAATGGACACTTGGGAGAAGAGAAAATTCCCATATAAAGATTTTGGAAAAATGCATCTTCGAAGAGGGCAAGAGTATACATTAAGTAAGTATGGTACAACATGGACTGATGCTAACCCTACTCAAAGGGAGGCTCGTGATGTTGATGGATGGATTGGTCGTGGTAAATATAAACCTATAACATGGAAACAATTTGTTGGAGGTGTAAAAGATGTTGGTCATTTAATTGGTAAACCAATTCTTAGTGGTTTCGAAGATTTAGCAGTAAAGGGTCTTGCTGGAATGGGTAAGTTTTATCACCCGCAGATGAAGACTATCGATTATCCAGAGAGTCCCAATATAATGAGTTATCAATCAATGGGAAATCTTGGAGGTGTAGGATTTCAAATGGAGAATGCTAATCAATTAATTGGTCGTTCACGTCCATCTATTGGTATGGATGTGACGTTGGACGAAACCAATTCTATTACTATCACACATAGTGAGTATATTCAAGATATTACTCCTACCTCTACGAGTTTTCAGAATGTAGTTTTTTTGAATATTAATCCAGGTTTAGGAAGTACATTTCCTTGGTTAAGTAATATAGCTCAATTTTATGAAGAGTATGAGTTTGAACAACTTGTGTTTAGTTTTAAGTCAATGGTAACTGAAGGTAATTCTAATGCCAGTGGTAATGTCATAATGGCTACTCAATACAATCCTACTAATGGACCATTTACTAGTAAACAAGTAATGGAAAATTATGATTATGCCAATTCTTGCAAAGTAACAGCTGATGCTCATCATGGTCTAGAGTGTGATCCAACAAAGCATGGAGGATCTCAAATAGAATATATTCGTACTGGTCCTATTACTGGCAATCAAGATTTAAAAACATATGATTTAGCCACTTTTCAACTTGCCACAAACGGAGCGTATTATGTTGCAGGTAGTCCTCCTACAACGATTACATTAGGTGAATTATGGGTTCATTATAAGGTAAAGTTAAGAAAGTCTAAGATACCTATGATTGGTCAAGTTACCAGAATTAATTCTGTAGCAATGAATGTCGTTAAAACTAGTGGTGGTGTAAATAGTTTTTTTACTAATTCAACGATTGTTACAAATATTGATGGATATACTGCAACTGGCAATGTTTTAACACTTCCAGCGTATATTAAAGCTGGAAGCTATCAGATAGTTTTTTATGCTACTATATCAGGGATAACTGGTAATGTTGGTGCTCCAACTGTGACAATAGGTAATGATCAAGGCACTTTAACATCTTTGTATTCATTTGGTGGTTCTTCAACAAATGTAATTGTTGTATATAGTGCAAGTTTTAACAACACATTTTCAACAGGTGTTACTCTTACGTTAGGTGGCATGTCTTCTGGTACTGGTACCCTTGCTTTTACTGATGCTCGTATGTTAATTAATCAAATTACTTCTGTTTAATGGAATTTTTTAATATTTAAATAAATAAAATAATGGTTAAAAGTTTGAGTAATCTATTTAGTCCTGTTAGTAAGGCTGTTAAGTCTATTAGTAAGGATGGTAATGTTGTTGGTGTGTTGGGTCTTAAAAATATGAAACATGTAAGGGCCGAAAAGAATGTTTTGGCTGGTAGTAAAAGGAAAGAGACTAAAAGAATACTGGATACTGTGAAAGGACCTGGAATTGTGATGACAGGTGTTAGTGGCGATGTTGATGCCGAAGACATGAAAAGAGAAAAGGAAGATTCTCGTAATGTTATTTTTAATATAACGATAGGTTCTAGTAGTAATACAAAAGGTGTAGAAATGCTGGATTCTTATGACGGTGAGAAGCATGGGTCTAATAAATATATAGAATCAAAGATGCAAGGTGGAAGACAAGATTTGGTTGATATTAAACCAAATCAAGTTGTACATGTTAATCCGGGTAAATACAAAGATAGGATAATCGATAAAAATCAGATATATGGTACACCATTTAACCGTGTATATGATCCAAAGGTATTTTTTGATAGACATATTGAGTTTCCTCAAAGTGGTCGTGATGTCATTATGGGCAAGCATTTTAGAGAGCATTCTGATTTTGGAAAAACATATCTAGATAAACCGTTTATGGATTTAATTGCTCGTAAAATGGGAGCTTTAACTAATTATATTTAGAAATGTGTATTGTAAATAATTAATGGAATTTTTATTAAAGTGGATATAATTATCAAACCCAATGGAAAGCAAAGCCCTAGCTTGCTAGGGCTGTAGCTTAAGCAAAGCCCCCCTAAAGGGGGGCTGCGCAGGGGGGGTGAGTTAGGGCTGCTGAATTTAGGAAGATTAGGGTTAGGGTCAGGATTGTAAGTAATGATTGTTTTGTAAATAAGTATATTAAATATATTATGTTGTTTTGATGGCAAATTTCGTTTTGGATTAGAAAAATGAAATATCAAAGAAAATATTATAATGAAAATTATAAAATATTTATTATTTAAATAAATGTATAAGGTAATACGTGTAGAAAATTTAGAAGCATATTGTTTAGGTTTGATTATTGGTTTTATTACAGGTGTTATTGTGAAGAGTATTTTATGAAAGAGAAAAATTGTGACTGTTGTATCGATTTGATTATCAATTTTAGAGCTATTTACGATTTTTTTAAGGAAGAGTTATACGGGAATGGTGAAATCTTTGGATATCGTAGGTGATTGCATTAAGGCTAATAAAGTAATGTTAAAGCAGTTATTAAAGTTAAAGCAGAATATATGCAAAGAGCATAATATTAAAATAAAGAAATCATGTAAGAAGAAAGTAAAGTTTGTTAAAGAGTCGCCAATAGTAGAAACAAATGAAAGTATAGTTGAAGTAGTTTGTGATAACGATGAAATTAATTTAAATTTATGTTAATATTAAATAATTAATGAAATGCATCCATTTTTAAGTAATCATTTATATTATAGAAATCCTGATAGACGTTATATTCGTCGTAACGTTCGATTTCCAATAGAGAGTCGTCGTTATGAGGATAATGAGGCTGTTATATATCAACCTGCTGAGGATGACGAACGTATCGATAATGAAATTCTGGATATTGTTGAAGGTATTGCGTATCCAGTTGAGATTAATCGTGTTATGTATTTTGTTAATCAACCTATTGATGATGATGATGATGATGAAGATGACGATGAATGGCGTAGTCCATATGATGTTTATAAGAAGATAAAACAATTATATATTAATCAACATATTAGAGATAGATTTTCAGGAGTTGCACCGTTTATAGGTCCTGTTCAGCCTACTAATGCACCTAATATTATATTAGAGGATGATGATAGTGATATTAATGAAATTGGTTTTATAAACCATGCTATGATATTGAGAGAGTTGCATAGGCAAGCTAGCATTGTTATAGCAGCAATGAGGAATAATGCTAATGAACGTATTAATCGTAGACGTGATAAAGAGGAGTTTATTAGGTGGTTACAGGGTGTTAATAATGGTGTTGCAGAACCTAGTCCAGTTGTTAATCAAGTCCGTGTTGTAAAAAGGAAATTTCCCATTGAAGACGATGATGGTGTTGCAGAACCTAGTCCAGTTGTTAATCAAGTCCGTGTTGTAAAAAGGAAATTTCCTATTGAAGATTAATTTTTTTTATTAATTAAATAATTAAAGATGTCTTTAGCTTTATTTTTACGCGGGTATCATGCAGCGGCTCCTTTTGTTAATAATATAATGAACAGAAATATTAACGAGTATACAATGGATAATGTTAATGATGTTTGGAGCTGTATATATTTATTACAAGGATGGATTGAAGAATTGGGAAGTGCAGAAACAGTATCTGTTAATGAACATTTTGATTATAATATTGGTGAAGCTCGAAGGGGATTTGAGTTGAGAAGAAAAGTTCTTCAACATCGATTAGCTAATTTTTACAAATTGTTTTAATGTTTTTTTATTAATTAAATAAATAAAATGATACAATCTGTTGATTTAAGGTTAAGTTATCAAGATGCTGCTAATATTAAAAAAGTTTATAAGTATTTTCCAGGTGAAGATGTTATTAGGATTATACTAAGTTTTAAAGATAGCTGTGCGTATGATAGGGATTTACCACGATTTGTGTTTCGAACATTAAATGGTGAGAAATGGTTTTTAGTAAGTCAAGATTACATTGATAAGCATGGCGAACCAAGTTATAGTTTTGGACCTTGATGAAGATCTGTACGAATGTACTATGTTATGGACTATAGGTTGTGGGACAATATTACCCCACAACCTCTGGTCCATGGTCCAGACCAGGGCCAATAAGTTTAAATTTAATTTAAATTTTAATTTATATTCATATTTAAAATTGTATTTAATAGTACTACGTTTATATACCCTTTTTTTGTATAAATACTTGTGTTTTATCATTGTACTGCATAGAATGAAAAACCGGCTCAACCAGTGGCATTTTTGCCGGTGGGTTTAATAGCAATGTGAAACCTACCGGTGAAATTGCCATTTTTTTTATTTTTAATAAAAAAAGCAAAAAAAAATTTTTTTAATTTTTTATATGTTTTTTTATTAAAAATAGCATTAGATTGTGTGTTTTGACGTAATAATATATATATTATTGTCAAAATATTTTTATCTTTTGTATAACAAAAGTTATCTTCGTAACAGTTTTTATATTGAAGTTGCAGCTTCCTAGTAAATATCGTCAGTGATTTCGTACTTGTTCCTACGAAGAAATGAGCGTTGAACGATATTTTGATATGGAAGCAGGTGTAGGAGATAATGAAGATGCTGTTGAAGATAATGGTCATGCATTTGATGTTGACAGCAATCGTCGTGAAAATCATATGGATGATATATCAGGTTCATGTAAATTATATGATTATTGTTTTACTCTAAATAATCCAACTGATTCTATGAAAAGGTATTTGCATGAATTTGCTGAGCAAACCGTCTATCTCGTGTACCAACACGAAATTGGAGAATCAGGAACTCGACATTTGCAGGGATTTTTTCGCTTTAAATCCAGGCGAAGCCACCAAGCAATTTGCAAAGAATTTGCAAAATCACCTGCCAGAGGAATATATTTGGCTCGCCGAAAAGGAACAGTTGAACAAGCCATTGAATACTGTACGAGAGAGGCTAAGAGAGACAAATCAAGCGGATCTGAAATTGTTGAGTTTGGCAGTAAACCAGTTGGATCGGGAAGTCGGACAGATATTAGATCTTGTGTCAATCTTGTCAAAGAGGGCAAGAGAATGCGAGAGTTATTCGAAGACCATCCAGAAGTTATGGTTAAATATGCCAGAGGAATCCAGTTGGCCCGAGTGGTATTTGCCGGACGACGTAATTTCAAAACTGAAGTGTGGTGGTATTACGGAAGCACAGGCACAGGAAAGTCACGCGCAGCATCTGATGAATGCGGCAATGAAGCGTACTGGAAAATGGGCGGATCGAAATGGTGGGACGGTTATGAGGGTGAAACCAACGTTATTATCGACGACTA